CCCGGCGCCCGGGCAGAAGCGATCATGAACGGGCATAAGTATGCTTTCGGGGGCAATATCCCGATCTGCATCGGCGAGTCCAGAAAATATTTTGACCAGGTACTGAGAGACGTGACCATTTCAGCCACCGGTGCGACCTGTCGGGCGTGGGGGGCGTATTGCCTTGTCCGGATAGGCGGCGGTATCTCGTGGGCAAAGTATCGTAAGGTAGGCCCTATAGCCTTCAACAAAAATTCCTTGGGTCTCCCTGGGTACTGAGGGCATAGATCGGATGAGAGATTTCAGGACAGAGAGGATGTACTTTACAGAGACGACGAGAAAGGGGAAATGAATGGTTGAGACGAGCGGGTTCTTGGCACTTGCCGCTGTGATCGGAGTTATCATCGGGTGGGCCGTTTCATTGATCGGTCTGGGGAGAAAGATGGAAAAGGAACGGTTGAAAATCGATAGTAGCCACGAGAAGATAGATAAGCAGAACGAAAAAATTGCTGCACTCGAAAAGAAACTCGAAGATATAAACACCGCCAAGGCTGCTATTTCCCGTATCGACTCCGACATCGGAGCCCACGCCAGTGACATCGCTGAGCTAAGAGCGGTAGTCAAGGACATTCTCAATCTCTTCAAACTCGCCGATGGTGAGCCCAGGTTTATCACCCGCCCCGCCTGCCTGGGGATGCAGCAGAATTGCCACGAGCTCTCTACTGAGCGCGACATCGCCAGCAAGGTGCGTTTTGGTAACTTGGAGAGATCGATCGCCGAACTGAGAGATGCCCAGGAAAGTAACCTGGCGCTACTCATCAACGAAATTCGCAAGGTGCAGGCATGATCCTCAAAGACGGCAGTGAAACCAGAGACCCGCGTTGTGGTCTGATTTTCCAGCCCGACCCTACCGCTCCGCATCTTCTCTCCATGGCGGCGCCGGACGGAGGCATCGACCTCAGTCAGCGGGAGTTGATCAGCAAGTACCGGGTCAAAAAATTCGGTGCACCGCTGCTCAACCAGGGGGGGTGGAGTGCCTGCGGTGGGTTTGGCTTTGCTGCCTTCATGGAGCATGAGCCAAACATCGCTACCTACGGCGATGAGTGGGCGCTCGAGTTCTATTTCCGAGCGCAGGACAACGACATCTGGCCAGGGTCCGAGCGGCCCGGGTCCAAGCCCCTCAGCTACGGCACCTCGATCGCTGCCGTCCTGCAGACTGCCAAGCAGGAGGGACTGATCACCGAGCATTGCCGAGCCTACTCGATCGACGAGGTCATCCGCGGCATTGACTACTATGGTAGCGCCATCCTCGGCCTTGACTGGACCGAAGGGATGATGAACCCCCGGAAAAAGGACGGGCTGTGTGTGCCGACCGGTGAGAGTGTCGGAGGCCACTGTACGGCCTGCACCTTCATCAACCGGCATCGGAACATCATCGGTGGGCCGAACTCCTGGCCATACTGGAACGAAATAACACACGGCTACTGGGTGATGGATCTTGATGACTTTGCTGAGGTCCTGCGTCGCGGTGAGTGCGCGTTCGCAAGGAAGGCGGTATGAGCAGGTCAGAGCGGTTTTATGATGCCTTTCATATCATGCAACAACGCGAAGGTCGGAACATCCGCACCAATGATCCGGTCGACCCTGGGGGGGACACCTTCTCAGGCATCTCCCGAGAGAACTGGCCGGACTGGATAGGTTGGCAGCTGCTTGATCAGTCTGAGGGTAGGGTTACTCCTGCAATTGTCCAGGCGGTGGAGCATTTTTATTACACCCAGTTCTGGGGACGGATCCAGGGGGATGCCTTGGCCGAGATCTCTCCGGAGGTTGCCACTGAGGTCTTCGACACCTCGGTGAACTTCGGCTGCACCAGAGGGGTGCAGTTCCTGCAGGAGAGCTTGTCGCTGCTCAACCTCAACAGGAAACTTTATCCGGACCTCGTGCTCGATGGTCAGGTCGGTTGGAAGACTCTGGAAACCCTGCGGCTTTACTGCGTGTCACGGCCTCCGAAGCCTGATGTGTCAATCCCCCGGCTGCTAAGGGTGATGAACTGCCTGCAGGGGATGCACTACATACAGCAGATGCGCAAGTACCCGGCTAAGGAGAAGTACCGCGGCTGGTTCGACAGGATCTGAGATGGCAGACCAACTCGACCATGCAGGAGAACTTGAGATGCTGTTCCGCAACCAGGCCATAGCAGCCGCCAGGCAGATCAACAGTGGAGAGTCCCGCAGCCACTGCCTGGACTGCGAGGAACCCATCCCGGAGAAACGTCGACAGTACATATCAGGTTGTTTCTGTGTCTCCTGCGCCCAGGAGAGGGAGTCAGGAAAAATTCAATATTGAGGTGCATCATGGCATTGGAAGAAGGCAAGAGAGCACGGCTGAAACAGCCGATCGTCGAGGGGGTTGTGGTCGACGTGCAGTACAACAAGCAGGAGCGATGCCTTGAGCATTGCCTTGAGTGGACTACGGACGTCAATAATGATGGAGTGCCGGAGATCCATCGGCGCTGGTTTCTGGAAGATGAATTAGAAGAGGTAGCATAATGACCGAAACTAAAATTGAAAGATCTCAAGGGGCATCTATCCAGGGCGCAAGCATTGGCAGAAATACCCAGGCTATAGAGGAATCCAAAGCAATTGGCAGGTACGGTGTCGAGTGCGTCGGACCAGTCGAGGCGTACCGGCAGAGTTATATCCTGCTGCGTGACAGGATTCTTTCCTTCAGGCAGATGGGTAAGGTGCGGAAATTCTTGCAGAGAGCAAACATTGCTCGAACCTTGTCCGAGTTCGCTGCGATCCCGCTGGAAGTGAAGTGGACCGAGGTGTTCGACAACCTCGTCACCACTGCCGGCAAGAACGACATGCTCGACAAGTATCTTGCTGGATCATCCTACACTGCTGCATGGTATATTGGTTTGATCGGTTCTACCAGTTACACTACTGGTGCAGCTGTTACTGATACGATGGCCTCGCATGGCGGCTGGGCTGAAGATGTTGAATATTCACAGGCAGCCAGAGTAACGACCGCATGGAGTGCAGCAGCAGCAGGCAGCAAGGCTCTCTCTGCAGCTTGTGTATATTCAATCAATGGAGATGGCACGACAATAAAAGGTTGTTTTCTTAACTCGGTGTCTACCAAGTCAGGCACCACCGGCACCTTGTTCTCGGCTGGATTGTTCACGGGCGGGGATAAGATTCTTGCCAATGGCGATACGCTGAACGTCAGTTACACCGCCACCTTGACCTAATCACCATGGGAGTTGCTCCGTCTTTCAGAAGTTTTGGTGATTTCACGATAGGTACAGGAGCTATATCGGTCCCTGTACCTGCGCTGTATTCAACCGGGGACATCCTTGTCCTGCTGGTGAATACCGCCAACGAGGCTGTCACTGCTCCCGAAGGCTGGACGCAGGTTGCTAATTCACCACAAGGTACTGGGACGGCAGGTAGTGCTGGCGCAGTCGGGATACAGGCATTCTGGAAGGTGTCGGCGGCATCCGAGTCGGCAGTCTCCATAGGGGACGCGGGCAGTTATACCGCAGGGCAGATGCTTAGTTGTTACAATGTAGATCAGTCATCACCTGTCAACATTACAGCCGGGGCCGTCCAGGCAACTGCGGCAACGGCATGGTCCTGCCCAGCCGTCACGACCACTATCCCTAATTGTCTCGTTCTGGTCTGTATTGGGAACGACAGGGATGCCAGTACTGTAAATACCTTACTCTCAATGTGGGACAGCCCCACGCTTTACCCGCTGAACGAAAGGATTGACCAAACCGGAAGTTCTGGGACTGGGGGTGGGTTCGGGGTAGCTGAAGGTGTCAAGGCAACCGCTGGAGATACCGGTGATACGTCAGTTACCAGTGCGACCGCAGTCACCGCTGCATTTCTTACCATCGCCCTGTCACCAATTACTAATTATTTCGCGGGAAGAGCAGAGACTGCTGCGGCAAGTGAAGAGCAACATATTGTGACGGCTCCGGTAGATGCCGACGGATCTGACTCAGCAACGGCAGCAGAGACAACGGCAGCTGGTATCCACAAAGACGGCGAAGAAGAAGAGTCTCTTGCGCCAGCCGACGACATTGACGGGCGCATCCCTTACATGCCCACAGATGGCGTTGCTGAGTCTGCGGCAGTTTCCGAGATTTCCACAACAGGATGGAGGCCAGTCTCAACCGGAGCGGCTGTAACTCTTCCATTTGCCTCAGCCACATCAACATTCTCTACTACCGTGACAGTTCCTGCCGAGACGACTTTGGTCTTGGCTTATATGATGTGCTATAACTGGGAGTCCCTGCCCCCGGCTAATCTGAACGAGCCGACGCTGGATGGTAAGGCATTCTCGTCTATTGGGTACAGTCCCGGCAAGCCGTATAAGTTCGAGAATTACAAATTATTGAAAGATCCTACTATCGGATCTCAGACTCTGGCTTGGAACAGTGGAGGATCGCAATATGTTGGCGGCATCGTCCTGCTGTTCTATAAGGATGCGGATGGGGCGAATCCGGTACTTTATACGAAGTTCGACGCAGCAAAGTTTACAGCTGATCCGGCTATCTTGTCGGGACTTACCTACGATGCGATGGGGTTAACTATCGGTTTTGCCTTGGCTGACATTGACTCATTGGATTGGGAAACCTACACCTACGACAATCAGACTCAGATCGCTGTCCTTGATAATTACGGGGTTTCAGAGTGTTCCTGTGTGCTGGTGGAAAAAACTCTGTCCCCTGACAGGATATGGGTCGGGAACGAGAACGAGAGGATATACCTGTCCGCCCTTACTTTGCGAGGGGACATGGACGGTGGAGCCTCTTACGATGCAGACCAGACCGACAGCACTGCAACTGGGCACTCGCAGTCAGCCACCAACCCTGGTGCATTCGTTGTTGAGCCGGTAGATATCCTCGCCATTGAGGGGCCGTATGCGACGATCAATAGAACCGCCCCGCTCGTCATAACCCCGGAGACGCAGGTAAATTTCGGCCACACAATAAACATTCCAGCAGGGACAGAGGTTATCGTACTGTTCTGCACGGCGTTTTCTCCTTATGCTTTCTCTGATTGGGCGTATAGTCCAACTCTAAGGACGTTCTTTTACCTGAATGGGGAGCCGTTCACGCAACGCATGGCCACCTATTACGATACGACCAATCTGGCGGCGTTGGCAGCGTATGTGTTTGTCAATCCACCGCCTGGGGAACAGACGCTGAGTTGGGATTGTTATCTGGAAAATACCTCGGCGTATTCGATGTTCGTGCTGAATTTCCTAAAGAACGTCGATATCATTACCGACCCGGTAGTCAGCGTGGCCAGAAATACTTTCGGAAGCACTTACGATTCCTATATTCGCCCATACGATCTTACTCATTCTCCTGGTGATATTCTTATTGGAATGATTTGCAGCGATGTCGCGTTCGCGGATACGGCAGACCAGCCACCCATGGCGGCGTACCCGCCTCCTCCTTCGACACTGGTGCAGTATGCCAAGGTTGCCCAAGGAGGGAGCGGCAGTTGGGGGGGTTGGCACGGAGTTGTCGGGATATCAATGGGACCAGAGACGGATTTCGGTATTCTTCGACAGGAAGGGCAACGGCCACCGGTAGCGGTTGCCTTGTGTCTGCGCTGCAAGAATGTCCCGGAATGGATAGACACCCTGCTCAATGATGTGTCGATACCAGAGACTGCAGGGGTTACCGATCATCCACAGGTTTATGAGTTGTATGATGCCGACGTTGAAAATACACTTTTGCCGGTCGTGATTGACGGCTCGTATGTAGATATTCCCGGCGGGATAGTTAATACGCCACGCGCCGGATGCCACGCCTACCTGATCAGGAACAATCCATCATCTGTAGGGATCACTATTGAACCAGGGGTGAACCTCTTCGTTGCTATCTTTTCCTCACACTGGAGTAACGCTGATACCTGGCTTGGTCCGGGTGATTACACGCTGACCCTGAATGGTGTTGCCGCCACACATTACACCATGCTTGACTCTTCGGATAGAGCGATAACCGTAGCTTACGTCAAGAACCCGACATCTGGGACATTGGTTATCGGCATAGCCAACCCTCACTACGGCAACGATGTAGATGAGCGCGATTCGGATTTGTTCGTCGCCTTTCAGGTTAAACATGCGGATATTTCGGGGGATCCGATCAGGGGACTGTCAGGAACAACGGCAGGATTTTTGAATGACACCACCATCTCAGATATCGACTATGTTCTCGGAGACATGGTGGTCGGGGTTCTTTCTACAAATGACTATTACTCTACTCCAGAGATAGGGCCATACCCTAGGATCGCCTTGGCATCCGATTACTTTTACGACACCGTTCCGCCTTACGCCGATTGGGAACAGGTCTTGTCGATCGGCTGTACTCGGATAGGTGGTGATTCAAGCATTTTTCTGAACAACATCAATCAAGCGGAACTGTATGCGTTCGCCCTGGTGATCAAGTGCGGCGGGGACCTTATTGGTGACACACTGAATGACACCGTCGACGTTTCCCTGGCAGCAGAGGAAGCAGCTGCAGGGTCGCTCGCTTTCGATGGGGACTTTGTTTTTTCTCTGGCTGCGGAAGAGGCTACCCAGGCTACCCTCGCTTTTCTTGGAGATACTACCGATTCTGCAGCAGTCGCTGAGGCACTGGCAGGGGAAGCAGCTACGTCAAGGGCTAGAGCAGACTCTCTTGCTGTTTCCACTGTCGTGGGCACTGACGTCCCAGAGACAGCTGACGGGGCGGATAGTGCCTCTGTCAGTGAAAGCATGTCCAGCACCCGGGAAGCCAGCGGCATGGGCTACGCTTGGGCAATAGCCAGGGCAACCCAGAATGGTTGGAAAGTAGCCGACTGCTTGTGGAGCGACACGCTTGCTATCGAGGAAGTCACCGTAGCAGAACAGGGAACTCCAGCAGATCTGGCAGACGCACTGACTATCACCGATGTGGTGACAGCTTACACTGAGGCCGGCGCCCTGATGGCTGAACTCATGTCTATCGCCGAGGCTTCCAGTGTGACACAGGTCCTCGGAGGGAGCGCCTCCGAAACCATGCAGGTTGTCGCGCAGGCAACCACCACAGCGGAGATGTACTCGGCTGCAGTTGAGTCAGTAATACTCCTTGACCAGTGGCTTGCAGAAGCTCTCAGACGGGAGATAAAGAAGTTCGTGGCCGGTGGGCGAGTGACCAGCTTCCTGCATCGTCTGGTGGACTTGTCGCAGTTCATGGTAGATAAGAAGATGCTGGAGTTCGACTGTGTGCCGGCGGCGCGGGAAATCCTCGAGCAGGAGAGATTCACTGATTACGCTCCGGATCAGCCCAGGTCTGAGGTGTTCACCACCTCGAAGGTACAGGTAGAATTTCATTGTCCAAAAAATGTACAATTCACAGCAGAGCTTGTCCCGGTAGTATTTTACTGCGCCGGGGTGAAGGCCTCCGGCGAGACCCCAACCAAGAAGGATTTTGAGGTGTAATATGGATGCGTTTGAGAAACAGCCTTACGAGGAGTTCACCGTCAGCACCGACTTTTCCCGCAACTTTGCAACCGGGGAGACAGCGGCCAGCCAGACCGTTACTGCGGTCGACAAGGACGGGGCGACGGTCACGACCACGGTCACCGACCAGACCACGGTTGCCAACGATGGCGGCAGCAAGGTGAGTGTTCTGGTCAAGGCCGGCACCGTCGCAGCGAGCCCCTACCGGCTGACCTTTCGGTGTGTCACTTCGACCGGACATAAGTGGGAGCATGACATCCAGATGAATGTTAGAGAAATATACTAGCATAATATGGTAACTTTCTGATACAGTAAACCGGAGGAGGGGGAAATGGCTACTGAGGAACGAATCAAGCAACTACTCGATTGTGCAGTCAAGGCACCTGTCAAGGACGCGGCCGGGGTCTACATTCCCGGCGGGATGGACGCGACGGTCAGGGCCAAGGCAATCGCCGACTGTCTAAAAATTGTACAGGACGAGAAGATGAAGAATACTGAATGGCCTCCGGGGTGTATCCTTGGCTGATATCGATTTCAAGTTCACCGCGTCGCCGACCGTCTCGAAGTTCATGCGGTCGAACGCCTTCCATCGAGCGATCATGGGGCCGATCGGCTCCGGCAAGAGTGCGGCCTGCTGCGTCGAGATCCTGCGCCGGTGCCTGGAGGTGCCGATCTGGAACAAAGGCAAGCGGGCCTCGAGGTGGGCGATAATTCGGAATACCAATAAGCAGTTGCGAGACACGACCCTCAAGACGTGGATGCACTGGATGAAGGACTTCGGCACCTGGCACGATACCAAGATGCTGTTCCGGCTGAACTTCGGTGAGGTCGATGCGGAGATAATGTTCCTCCCTCTCGATACCGAAGACGATGTAGGAAGGGTTCTCAGTTTGGAGCTAACAGGCGCATTTATTAACGAATTTCGGGAAGTACCTGTTGCTCTTTACTCCTCGATTAAAGGCAGACTTCGGCGCTACCCAAACCCGGTCGAAGTCCCGGGAACATGGTATGGCCTGATAATGGACTCCAACCCGCCGGAGATCGACAGTGCTGCTTATAAGATGATGGAGCATCTTCCTCAGGAAGAGGGGAATCCGAATAGCGTTATCAAAGTCGACGCTTTCAAGCAGCCGTCGGGCATCTCTCCGGAGGCGGAGAACCGTGACCATCTCCATCCGGACTATTACACCGATCTGGCAGAGGGGGAAACCAAGACCTTTGTCGACACGTACATTCACGGCCTCTACTCTCCGTCGCTGTCCGGCAAGGCTGTCTACGCCACTACCTTCAAAGCGGAGCGGCATGTCTCGAACGTAAACTTGGTCGCCGACCCATTCCTGCCTATTATCATCTCGTTCGACTGTGGGCTCACACCGGCCGCGACCTTCAAGCAGATGGATCTCGACGGACGGGTGCGGGTCCTGCGGGAAGCGGTGGCCTTCGACATGGGCATGAAGCGGTTCAGCAAGAACAAGCTGCGGCCCCTTATCAAGAACTTCTTCCCGACCAACCCTCTTATCTTCATTGGCGACCCAGCAGGCAAACGACGGGCCGACTCCGATGAGTCCTCAGCGTTCAAGGTGCTGCAGGCTGACTTCGATGAGGAAGGGGCCATCGTCAAGGCGGCGTCTACCAACGACCCTACCACCAGGATCCAAGCTACTGAGCAGATGCTGAGTAACTATCCAGACGGCGACCCGTTGATGGTTATCGACCCATCCTGCAAGTGGTACATCGAGGCTTTGCGCAGCAAGTACCGGTACCAGAAACAGAAGATGACCGGCAAGTATTCCGACAGCCCAGAGAAGAACGAATGGTCACATATCGCCGAAGCGGGACAATATGGAGACTTATATTTATTGTCAGGCAAATATGACCCTGCTGAGCATATCCGGGTTACCGACTTCAACCCTCTCAATCAGCCCACGCCGTACCGCCCCGCTCAGCGAGAAGGCTATTAAGTCAAATACTTACAAGAGGTAGTAATGGAAATCAATTACGAAGAACTGGCGAAGACAGGGACGTTGCTCAAGGGTCAGCTCGGGCAGTTCATCAATGACCGAGCGTTGTGTGAGACCCAGTGGCTGAAGAACCTCCGGCAACATGCCGGCCAGTACGATCCGGACATCCTCGCCGGCATCCCGGACGAGCGGTCGCATGTCTACCCTCGGGACACCAAGGTCAAGATCAAGGGCGGGGTGGCCAAGCTGATGGAGATGATGTTCCCCAGCCAGGACCGCAACTGGGCGCTCGGGGTTTCTCCCAGCCCATCAATCCCGCAGGAGGCCCTGCAGAACATCCTCACCACCCTGCAGCAGTCCGGCCAGCCGATGAGCAGTGATGCGATCGAGCGAGAGGTCAGGGCCTTCGCTGAGGCTCGCAAGGGCAAGATGGAGATTGAGATCGCCGACCAGCTCTCCGATGCTGAGATCGATTATCCGCAGCTTTGCAAGCGGGTGGTGCGCAGCGGCTACATCTACGGCTTCGGCGTCGCCCGCAGTCCGATGGTACGCACTCAGCAGGAGCGGGTATGGGAGGCGGACCCGGTAACTGGTGCTTATGTGGCCAAGACCAAGACAGTCAAGAGGCCGTATCCGGAGAGCCTGCGGATCTGGGATGGCTACCCTGATCTTATGGCAAAATCTTGGACTGATCAGGAGATGTTCTTTGAGCGGGTGGTAATGACTCGACATGACTTCCGCAACCTCGCCAAGCGCAGTGACTTCATCGGTGCTATGGTCAAACAGTATTTGAAGGACCACCCATCCGGCAACTATACTGCCAAGACCTACGAGACTGAACTGCAGCAACTGGCCAAGACCGCCAACCTTTCTGACCGCACCGCCAGAAGGTATGAAGTTTACCGCGCTCTCGGCTTTATCTCGGCGCACAGTCTGGCCGCAGCCGGAGTAGATATCAAAGAAGACGAGATGGATGAGGATGTTTTTGCTGACGTCTGGTTCATCGACGATGTCATAATCAAAGCCCAGAAAGCTGCCTTCGGCGAGAGGCCGTCCGACCAGTACCACGCCTTCATCTACGCTGAGGATGAGGACTCCGGCCTGACCGGCGTCGGCCTGCCGGAAGAAGTCAGGGACTCGCAGATGTCGCTCTGCGTCTCGCACCGGATCCTGAAGGACAATATGGCGGCCTGTGCCGGACCGATCCTCGAGGTCAACAAATCCCTGCTCGCCCCCGGTCGTAAGAACATCGGTCCGATCCATGCCTTCATGACCATCGAGCGAGAGGGTGACGGCATTGATGCCCAGTATCCGGCGGTGCGAGCGATCGTTACCCAGTCGCACATCGCCGATATCCTCAACGTCATCCAGATGGAGCGGCAGCAGCTCGATATAGAGAGCAACCTGCCGGCGTATACCATGGGGGCGATGCAGCAGCAGCCGCTCGGCGAGGCCTTTCGGACCAGCAACAATATGAGCATGATGATGGGCTCGGCCAACATGGTCACCAAGGACACCGTCCGGGCATTTGACAAGTTCACCACCAGCCTGATCGGCTCCTTGCTGAAGTGGAACATGGAGTTCAACCCGAACGAGGAACTCAAAGGCGACTACCACGTTGTCGCCAAGGGAAACCTGTCGCTTGTGGCCAAGGAAGTGCGCGGCGCCGCCCTTGACCAGTTCGTCACCACCCTGACCGACGAGGAGCGGGCCATCCTCGATACCTACGGCTTGCTGATCGATCGGCTCAAGGCCCGCGATCTTCCCGTTGACCGGCTGCTGCCGGAGGACGAGGCGCGTCAGGTCTTGGCTGGCATGAGGGAAGCCGCCTCACAGGCCTCCCAGATCGAGCAGGGGCTGACCCAGGCCAAGACCGCCAAGGAGTCGGCTGCCGCTGAGAAGACCAGCATGGATGCCCAGGTGGTGGCGATGTCGACCGAGGCGACGATCCAGGAGATCCTCTCCCGGGTCGAGAGCAACCTGGCCAATGCCAAGTCGGCGGAGGACAGGAATCAGTTGGAAAATCTGAAGACACTGCTGTCGACGGCAGTACAAACGAAGGGGGGAGAGAAAGTACAGTGAAAATTCCGGAGCAAGTGAAGATGTATGCCGAGTGGCACAAGGCGGCGTATGGGTGGAATCCATTTGAGCCGGTGGAGTGTGGTCACTGTGGAGAGCCGGTACATCTGATCGAAGTTTATCGGTGTTATGACTGTAAACTACCAATGCACCGTGAATGCTGCATAGCCCATTGTAAAGGCGAAAAGCACGGATCGTGATTGGTGAAAGAAGAAAAAGGAAAGGGGGGTATAGTGAAATACCACACATTTACGCCGGAAGAGTTTCTGCTGTTCGAGCAGGCTGTGCAAGATTTCATGCAGGAACTTGAGATCACTGGCTGGGAACTTGAGATCAGACAGGAGCAGGTTGGCGGGGGAACTTGTGCGGAACTGGATTACAACATCGTCGCACGAAAGGCGCTGATAAGGCTCACAGTCAATGTTGAGTATGACTATGCAATAATCACT